AAAATTGGAATCGAGTTGTCTTAAACATGACACGTTCAGTTAAACACACAGTTTTAGAAAACATAAATAAAGAAGTCTTTGATACAAAGTTTATTGTTGATTTAGATCTTAGAACAAGCGGACTTCAACTCAATAAAAAATCTTTTATGAATTTAGAAATAAATTTGTTCGTTTTAGAACCTATGGATTTTAAATCACCAAAATTAAAAAAATATGTAAAAAATTTAATCAAGTCCGTTTATGGTGATGTAATGAATAAGAACAAATATTTCAAATTTTATCTAACAAAAAACGGAAATCAAAAACCAATAAAAAAAGAAACCGAAACTATTTAATATTTATATAGAAAATACTAAATGGAAAATTTAAAAATATTAGGACCAAGAGAGATTGGTAAGGGAATACTTGTTGAGTATGATGCTGGATATATTGACCCAAATGAAAGAAGAAACTTATCAATGATTAGAGAAAATCGTGATATGTTAGACCATTCTAAACCATTTGAGTTTTATGCGGTTCTTCAAAAATATAACACACCAAATAGAAATGGTAGAATATATCCCGAAAAGATATTAAAGCGCGAATCAGAAAACTATAAAAAAATGATTCAAAAAGGAACCGCTCTATCTGAGTTAAACCACCCTGAGTCTTCTTTAATTGATTTAGACAGAGTATCACACGCAATTACTGATATTTGGTGGGAAGGTCCTGTATTGTTAGGGAAATTAAAACTTTTAACAAGTCCTGGTTTTCATGAAAGAGGGATTGTTTCGACAAAAGGTGATTTAGCGGCAAACTATCTTCGTCAAGGTGTAACATTGGGTATTTCTTCTCGTGGTGTTGGGTCACTTAAAAAAGTTGGTGAGCAAAATGAAGTTCAGGATGATTTTGAATTAATTTGTTTTGACTTAGTATCATCGCCATCTACGCCAGGGGCTTATTTATTTTCAAATAAAGAAGATAGATCACAATTTGAAGAAAACTTAGATGAAGAGAAAAAAATGAATGCCGAAAGACATGTTGGTGAAACTGGTTCAAAATCGCTTGACTTAATGAATAGATTATCCGATTATTTGAATAAATAAAAAAATAATTATGGACGAAAAGTATTTTATAGCAAGAATCACAACTGATATGGTTGATGAGAACACAGGAAAGATAAAAAAAATGAGAGAAGAAAAATTGGTTAGAGGGTATTCACCTACCGATGTTGAAGCAAAAGTAACAAAGGTTTATGAGAACTATTCTATGGATTGGAGAATCACTGCAATTGTTGAATCGAAAATTGATGAGGTAATCGAAGGGTAAACCAAACACAATAACTCTAATAAAAGGGAAATGATTTAGGTCTTTTCCCTTTTTTTTGTGCTTTTATATTCAAAAATAGAACTTTTTTCGTTTTCTATGATATTTATTAGAAAATATTTTATAAAAAGTATGACAAATAACAAAAACGTAGTAGAAGAAGCTCTATTCCAAATCAGAAATTTGGAAGAGACTCTACAAGAGAATGCAAAAGGAATACTTCAGTCTACAATGAGTGAAGAAATCAGACAATTAGTAAAAGAATCTCTTAAAGAACAAGAAGACGAAGAGGTTAGTGATGAAGACATGGCAATGGACGACGAGGACATGACAATGGATGATGAAGACATGACAATGGATGATGAAGTTGAAATGGATGATGAAGACATGGAAATGGACGATGAGGAAATGGCTATGGATGACGATGAAATGTCAATGGACGATGAGGAAACTATCGACATGACAGGAGCATCAGACGAAGAAGTTCTTCGAGTATTCAAAGCAATGGGTGATGAAGACGGTATTATCGTTAAAAAAGAAGGTGAAAATATTCGCTTAACTGACGGTGATAACGACTACATGATTCAGTTGGGAGAATCTCAAGAAGATGTGACCGAAACAATGTATGAAATTGAAATGGAAGAAGAAGACGACGACATGGAAGACATGGGTAAAATAGATGAAGAATGGTCTTGGGGTGGTGCCGCAATGGGTGCTGTCAAAGGAGGTCTTGGTCTTAGTGAAGAGGATGACATGGAAGATGAAGTTGTTTACGAAATTGAAATGGAAGATCCATCATATGATGGATTGTCCGAAGACGAAGAAATGTATGGCGACGCGGATGTCGATTTTGAGGGTGACCTTTATGAAATGGACGATGATTCCGAAGAGTTTGATTTAGAAGAGGGAATGTTTGGAGGTAACAAACACGATTTCAAAAGAAGACACGGACATAAAATGGGTGATGTTGACGGACATTATAAAGATTATGAAATGTTTGAAGACATGGATTTCGAAGAAGATGAAATAGAAATGGCGGAGGGTATGGATTACGAAGAAGAAGACGAAATTGATTCTGTAATGGAATCCGTAAAAAAATCTATGAAATCTAAAGGTCTTGAGTCAAGAAGAGGTCCAAAATTCAATTACGACAAAAAACCTAATATGAGTGGAGGTTTCAATACTAAAAGAAAAGAAGCTTTTGGAAAAGGAACTAAAGCAATGGGAACTGGTAAAGCCAAATTTGAATATAAAGAGGGTGAGAATATGGAAAAAGGATCTATGAAAAAAGTTGAGACGAAAGAAGCTTCAAGAACTTACGGTAATGGATCAAAAAATGGTAGTAGAGGTTTAAGAAAAGCAAGACTGAATAACAGAAATATGGAATTTAATCCATTCAAACTTTCTGAATCATCAATTAACGAAGTTAATTTGTTAAGAGAGAAAAACGAAGAATACAAACAAGCACTCGACGTTTTTAGAACTAAGTTGAATGAGGTTGCAGTATTTAATTCAAACTTAGCTTACGCTACTAGACTTTTTACAGAACACTCAACAACAAAACAAGAAAAAATAAATATTCTTAAAAGATTCGATAATGTTGAATCTTTAAAAGAATCAAAAAATCTATATAGATCCATCAAAACTGAATTGAATTCAGGATCAAATGTAGAAAACAAAATTAACGAATCAATTGAAAGAACAGTTAAAACCGTATCAACAGGATCGGCAGTGAATTTGATTGAATCAAAAACTTATGAGAATCCTCAATTCATGAGAATGAAGGATTTGATGACAAAGTTAAAATAAACATAAACATAAATTAATAAAAAACTCAAAAAAATGGGAGCATTATTAGAATCAGGTCTAGTTGGTAACATCGGTCTTAAGCACCTTAAAGTTATCAAAGAAGACACAATCAACAAATGGGACAAATTAGGCTTTTTAGATGGTCTAAGAGGTCACTTAAAAGAAAACGTAGCACAATTGTACGAAAACCAAGCATCTTACTTAATCAACGAAGCAACTTCTGACGGATCTTCTAACGGAGCATTCGAAACTGTTGTTTTCCCAATCGTAAGACGTGTTTTCTCTAAATTGTTGGCTAACGATATCGTATCAGTACAAGCTATGAACTTACCAATCGGTAAATTGTTTTACTTTGTACCTAAAATTCAAGGTTATCAAAACGCAGGGTCAGTTGCTAACTTCCCTAACAACCCAACAGGTGGTGAACATTATCCACCAATTGGTTCTCCTGAAGCTGTAAATTCAGGTCAAGATGATCCTAACCAAGGTTATAACACCGGATACCCTTACCAAAAAAATCTTTATGATTTATTTTATGAAGGAAATGAGGCTAGTCTAGATCCTCCAGGATTGTTTGACTATTCTAAAGGTAAGTTTACCGCAGTTACAGCAAACACACTTATACAAGCATGGGCAGGTTCAGCTCTTGTTAATGCAAGTATTGCAGCTGGAACACCGGCTGGCGGGGCATTAATTCCTTCAGGAAATACAAGAAAAGTAATTGTTAAACTTTGTGGTTTTGCAAACGCAGGTGTTGGAAAACTAATCGGACCTGATGGTAATGAAATGGATACAGAATCTTTCCTTTCGGATCTTAGAATATATGGTGGAGCTGGATTAGATGTATCTACAACACCATGTGACGTTATTCAAAATGCCGCAGGACAATACTTACCATTGTTATTTAGAGTTGTAACTCAAATCTACGGAAAAGGAATTGTTCAACCAACCTCTACAAATACAGCAACTGTATTCGGTAACTCAGGTAGTGCCAATGGAACTACTACGGGTAACGGTGGAAGTTACAATGATATTTGTGATCAACAAGGTTGTATCTATTTAGAAGTTGATTTATCTTGTCCGGTATGTGCTGATTGTAACTCAACATCATTAGATGGTTACACAGGAACAACTATCGTTTCAGGTGCATCAGGAACTTCTTTTACGGCTTATTATAGAAGATACGCTAACCTTGAGTTCGAAGATGAGATCGGTGAAGTTTCTTTTGACCTTGAGTCAGTTACTGTATCTGTTACAGAAAGAAAACTAAGAGCACAATGGTCTCCTGAATTAGCTCAAGACGTTGCTGCATTCCATAACATCGACGCTGAAGCTGAATTGACAGCATTGTTGTCAGAGCAAGTTGCTGCTGAGATCGACCGTGAAATTTTACGTGACTTACGTAAAGGTGCGGCTTGGAACTTACGTTGGGACTACAACGGATGGAGAAGAATTAACGCTACTACATCTTACACTCAAAAAGACTGGAACCAAACTTTGATTACAGCAATCAACC